TACAGCGTGAATGAGATCGTCCGGGATGGTGGTGTACCCAACGTTGAGTGTGGCCTTGTAAAAATTGTAGCCAAACCCGTTTGGGTTATATAGTCGAGTTTGCAGATTGTCCACAAAGAGCGAAGCCCCTGTGTCGGTTGTCCACGAATCGGACGGTAGCGTCCGGTGTGATAAAGCCACAAGCGTCGACGGCACAGTATAGGGTATGAGCTTGGTCGCATAGCCCGAACCTCCGAGTAGTTGGTCTGCCACTGAAGCTGAGGTTGCAATGCCTCTGAATTCATAGCTGACGGATTCCTGCTCAAGTGGCTGATTGCATAGAGTTTTAAGTATGCTTCCAGCCTGTTTAATGCACTCAGTAATCGTAGCATCACGGTCTGTATCCAGCGCATCGATGTTTAGGTAGTTAGCCTTCAGTAGTGTTGTAGTGGTGAGCATCGGGTTCGAGTGATGTGATGAAAAGCTGAGTTAAAGGCACAAGCGGCAAGAGCACCGAAGGCGTGAAGGCCACGGTGTAAATGAGTAGCACAGGCAGAGCCCACATAGTCACGCGGGCGTAGTCCATGCTGCGCACAAGAGGCAAGAGCGAGGCAATGAAGCATGCCCACACCTGCCAAGATTTTGTAAAGAGAGCAAGTAGGCCGATGCCGAACGGCGCAACAAAGTACGACCACTGATGGTCAGATGCCCACTTATACTTGAGATACGTCATTGAGGTCTCAAACGGCCTATCGAGCCAGTCGATGCCCTGATCATCTTCGTTTTGCTCAATCACAAGTAACGTCAGCACCACCACAAACAGCCCCACAAGCGGCCAAAGTGACCACGAATATAGTGCGGCATAGATAGGTACTTTTTCGTTTACGAGCGCGCCTGCAAAGGCGATGCACAGGCCTGCGGCGGTGTTGCCTGTCATTATGAGAACGGCAGAAATTAGAGCGAGCGCCATACCATGCGCGTCTGTAAGCACAGGCAATCGGGATGAATACAGCCCGAACCCGCGTGTCACCATGAACGCCGTACACACGGCGAAAGATTCCGTGATGGTTAGGCAGTATTGCTCACAAAGCATGAAGAGCGCGCCGCCTGAGATGGCGAACGCGGCTTTGGATGTCCATTCCCACGCCGTCATGTTGTCACGGCAGATCATCGGCATTACAGGTCTTAAACAATACGGCACCGGGACAGCCTCGCCCCTTCCAAGTTGTAAGTAAAATCCGCCGTCTGGACTCATATCCAGTCCTAAGCGGCTCTTTATGTAGAAGGCGTACGCAAGGTAGGCCAGTGCCGTAATAATAGCCCCGATGTAATATACAGAAATCATGCGAGTGATGGGTAAGGTATTATGCCGTTTGATGATCTGACCATGAGATTGCCGACGGGATGCCCGAACGTGTACTGCAGGTGGGGATAGTCTTTGAACTTAACCCAATCGCCGCCCCACTCCCAGCCGTTGCGCTTGTAAGCGTTAACGATCTGCATCCAATCGGCTTCCGTGTCTTTGTTAAAGTCGGCTTTGATATCCCACGATGCTTTGCCGTTGGGTTTAAGTAGGCAAAAGTCCAGCGCAAGGCCGTAGTTGTGGTAAGAGCGTCCGCCTTTGGCGTTGGTGACGATCTTTCCCGGACTTGTACGGCCTATTGCGTAGAGTGCATTTTGTTCTTCAAAGCTTCGGAGCGTGTAAGTCACACGAAACCCAATACCGGCAGCCCAAATATCAAAGGCGATATCGGTCGCTTTTTCTCTGATGTCAGGATGCAGCCTTGCAAGCCGTTTGAGCGATATTGGATCGGGTAACATTACTTCGATTCAGCGTCTTTGGCAAACAAACCTACGAGGAACAAAGCGAGCGCAAGCAATCCGTCGGATACTGGCTGTGGAACTTCCACGCCGAACAGGCGGACAATTACCACAAGCGCGCCGATAACGGACGATAGCGAGGTTTTCCAATTCTTTAGCATTTCTGCTTCCTTATATAGTGAGTAAAGTTTCCACAATGTGGGCAGGTTTTTGGCCACGTACCACAATGCGGTGAATGTGCTTATTTGTTTGGTCGTTGTCGCATGAACGAACGCGTCATTCTCTGTATCAAACTTGTCCTTAATGCGCTGTATATCCCGAAGCGAGTGGGCATCATAGCCCGTCAGGTTCGGCACATACGGCATTTCAGCGTATTCAGCTTTCGTGAGTTCGGGTCGTGATTCCATAGCGCGCCATTTCGATTTTGATTGTTGTGATCTCTTTTGCTACGGAGTCGATTTGGTGCTGCACGATGCTTAGTACTTCGGTTCTGTTCTGCATTTGCTCGCTAAGCTTTGCCATGTCAGCCCGCATCTGCACTAAGGTTTGCGCAATCCAAACGTTGAAGCCCATCGAAAGGGAAAGGGCAATGCCAAGTGCCCAGAGAAGAGTGTCCATTATACGAGTGTGTCTTTGATGATGATGAAAACGTAAGGATCGGGCGCTGACGGCACTGTCAGGATGTCTCCATTCTGAAATGTGATCTGCCATTCGCCGTAATACTTACCCGAAGTGTTGACTTGCTGCGATGTGAACGCATACGTGACCTGCCCACGCGTTGCCGCTTGGGTTTGATCCAAGAGAGCGCATGCTTGCTTGTTCACTTTCACCGTGCCTGCCGTACTGGTCATTGTGAACACCACCGACGCGCTCGTAAGATCGATGGCGCCGTTGTCATCAATGAGGGTTACTTTGAGTTTGGCGGTGTCGCCTTTTTTGCGGTAGATTTCAGTAGCCATTATGCTCTCACTGTACAGGTTTGGGAAGAATGCCGCTCAGCTGTTACGTTCGTCTGCGCGCGCGTCGATGTCGTGTAGTAGTAAGGCACTATTTTGAGCCTTCCCGTTACGGTCACCACCGCGATAGTGTTTTGAAACCCGACGTCTTCGCCTGCGAGAATATACGAAGCGGACTCCGCATTTACAACACGTCCCGCGCGAATATTTGCGGCCTGCATGGCAAGAGAATAGGCGCCGTTTGTCGCTGCCATTTTGCGCCCGTATTGCAACCCTGTGGCGGTCATGCCAAGAGTAAGCGCGTCGCTTGCGGCGGTTACCTTCCGCGTGGCCTTTAGGTTGACATCTTGCCCTGCCTCCGTGAACGCTCCGCTCGCTGCGGTGATTCTACGGCCAAGTTGAAGCGCCGCCTGTGTTAAGCTGAGGGCAAACGATGCGGACGCCGCTACGACATTGCGCGCCGCGCGTAGTCCCGCCGCTGTCATGGTCAGGGCAAACGAACCACTACCCGCCGTCATCGTGCGTGTAGCCTTTAGCCCCGCCGCCGTCATGCCAAGCGTAAACGAACCTGAAGCGGCCACCATAGAGTATCCGCCGCCTGTGCGCTGAAGTGTTACATCCTGCCCGGTAAGCACGAAGGCCACTGTTGCCGATGTCATTTTGCGAGCAATGCGAAGAGCGGCGTCTTGCCCTGCCTCATTGAATGCGCCATTGTCGGCTGCGATCTTGCGACCGATACGGAGCGCGGCGTCTTGACCTGCCTCATTGAACGATCCGCTTGCCGCGGGCATTGTGAATGCCGTGCGAAGCCCCGCCGCCGTCATGCTAAGCGTGTAGGCTCCATTCGCGGCCGCGATCTTGCGACCAATACGGAGCGCGGCATCCTGCCCTGCCTCATTAAACGATGCGCTTGCCGCCGTCATGGAGTAGCCACGGCGCAGTGCGACGTCTTGCCCTGCCTCATTGAATGATCCGCTATCGGCTGCAATCTTGCGCGCCGCTCGCAGCCCCGCATCCTGCCCTGCCTCATTGAACGCGCCATTGTCGGCGGTCATGGAGTAGGATGCCCCGCCTGATGTTATGTTGTTTGCCGCAAACGGACTACCAAACTGCACGAAGTCGAGCAGCTGTAGGTCTATGCTTGATTTGCTCTGCGGAAGTAATGGGCTTCCGTAAAGGTTGTAATCAAGCAATGGTAGATTTGTTGGTAGCGCCATGTTATGCCTGCGTTACGGTTGCATCGCCAAAGTACACACTGCCCGAACCACCAATCGAGTAACTCTCAAGGTCTATTTGCACCACGCCCGCAGCCGACGGTGTGCAGGTTACGGTGAGTTCTTGCCATGTGTTTGCCGCCGCTGTAATGGTAGCGGTTACGTCAGCATCGACGCCAGGCGTTACCCAACCTTTAAGACGCACCCGTCCTTCTACGTTCGTGTTTGTCCTTTGTACCCAAATCTTGAACGTAACAAGCGTCGATGCGCCAACGGCAAAGGGCTGCAATGGCTGAATAAAAGGTACTCCAGAAAATGTATTGGTAGTCGGCACGTGACGATACGACCGCGTGGCAGTGCCGTGAACAGGCGTGGTCACATCATCGACGGCAACTCCTGCATTGGAGAATTGATACCCTGTGAATGTTGAATACCGAGAAGCCCTGATTGAGGCCATCATATTGCTGTTTGAAAATCGCGTTGCCTCTGATATGCTTGCATTGTTTAGGCGCAAAAGACCTGTATTAGCTATTCCGTTTGTTGCGTTGCCTGAAGTTGTAAGACCGTTTAATTCCATGCCGCCAGAATTGTTGACGCCAGATGTCAAATTGTCACGGCAAACAATATCTTGTGCGATACAAAACCCAGTATTTTGTAAACCTACCGCATTGTTATTCTGCGAGACCGCGTCATTTACAATACAATATCCAGCGGTCGCTATTCCATTATTCACATTGCCGTACGATATAGGATTTTGCAGTTTTGCCGCCGTTGCTGAAATGCCCACGGAGTTGGTGCTTATTGCAACGTAATTTTCTAGATAATTATCTACTCCAACTGTAAGTGCGGAGCTTGTTCCGTAATGACCGCAATTCAAAAATCTAAGGTAATTAGCACCAGTTGTTGAAAATGGAGTGGTGCCCCACAGAACCGCCATTTTTTCAAGAGTCAAACGACTAAGGGAATTTGTGTTTATAGTCTGAGCTGTCATGACGTTGCGATCACTTGCCACAAACGTAACGCCGTTCTGCGTACTCATGTTAGTTCTATCCCATCCCCCTGAATAAATGATATTGTTGCCCGTCGAGCCCGCTTCATTTATTGTTTGCTGCGCTGTTAAACGGATAGTATCGCGAACGTATGCGGTGGCGGTAGTAGTGTCCTCGCTCCATCCTCGGGATGTTTGTGTGCCTTGTATGTTGTTTTGCTCTTGCTCAATAATTACCGTTGTTCCGTTTATTGAACGGATCGGATACCATATCATGTTGGTTGCCGATGACGATGTGCCGATGAGCGAGTTGAAGTGCAGGTCGTTGCAGGCAATGATGTTGTCAATAAGAATGTTGTTTGTGCCGGGATCAAGAAGCGCACGAATTGCTACCGATTGTATAGATGATGACAGCGCCGCGCCGTTTTTGAATGTTATAGGCTTGTATGTGTTAGCTGCAAAAGCAGTATCAATTGTAAACGAATGAACAGGAGTAGCGCCTGCCGTATCACTGCAAAGGTCAATGCGAAATGTATTGGCTGCGGTCGCAATAGAGGTGCGAATCCAAAAAGAAATGTTGTTGTAGGCTGATAAATCAAGCGTGCCTGTGGCTCGATATGCTACGAGACCTGTAGTGAACCCAGCGGCAATGGCAAGTTGTACAGCGTTGGAACCCTCTTTCCTAGTCGTTTGTGTCGAAGCCGTCACATTCGCCGATGCCGTCCATGCGGTCTCGCACGTATCGATATTCGCAGTCACCGCGCTCGCAAGTGTCACGGTAGCGCTGGCTTTTGTGAAAGTGCCATTCACGCCCAAACTCACGGGGTCAGGGCTTTTCATGATGCGGATGACATCGCCCGGTGCCGTGCGCGCTGCGGTTGCTCCGCTTGTTATAGTTTTCCACCGATTGGCAAATGTAGTTCCGTCATTGGAATCGTTGCCGCCGTCAAAATCAAGATAGAACGTTGCCACTCTTCAGCTCCTCGAAGTTTTTGTGGATGCGCAGCATTACGTCAATGAGGTCTTGCTCATGTTCGTAGTGTGGCGTGGTTAGTGTGGTAGGTACGCACTCGATGCAAAGGTAAATCTGAAGTCCGCCGTATCCAAGCCATCCGTCAGACTTGCCGCCAACGCACATGATCGACAAAAACCCGTCGCTCGAAGTATAGGTTTCGAACGGCGGGCTGTCGAATTGGTTTAGCGTGAATACAACCTGATCGCCTATGATCTGGGCAGTGTAGTCAATCATTACGCAAGTGTCAATGTGGTAGCGCCGAAGTCAACGGTGAAGGTTTCGGTGTCGTTCAATGTGATCGATGAACCGTAATCGTAGTATCCGATCAGGTTATCAGATGCGCTTGTGTCATTGTACATGACAACATAGCGGAACGGCCCTACCGTACCACCTGATGCCGTGAGCGTGAGGTCACTTGTTACAAGCGAGTAGGTGCCTGATGTTTGCGTAGATGATACCGTCGTGATGTTGCGTGATGAACAGTTGGTGTAGCTTATTTGCGTGATGTCGGTAAGCACCGAGTTTCCCGCACTCGGTGCGGAGTTCGTCAGCGCGATGGTAAGCTGATCGCTTCCAAGGTTGTGCACCTTCTCTGCCAAAGCTTCGACGAACGGATTAAATTTTACGAAGGATGCCATGGTTTTCTAGAAAAAATTAAGGGGCGGACTGGCCGCCCCCGTGAAAAATTACACTACCAAGTATTGGCCAAGACCAAGACCTGCTGCGGTGTGGGGCTGAATGTCAGCGCCCGAGAGGATACACTGAGATGCAACGAATCCACCGTTTGTGCCATCGCCGAATGTGATAACCAAGTCGAGGTACTTCTTGCGACCCTTCAGGTCAACGAAGATTGCGTATACCTTGTTGTCATCGGTAGCCGAAGGAAGTGTGGACGTTGTGCCGGTAGCATCAGCATCGGTGCCGAAGCGAGCGCCCACAATGTCGGCATAGGAGCCGTCTGTGTCGGACTCTTGCAACTTCAGCGCGGTTAGCGCGATGTCGGTTGCGCCAAGCTCAACAAGGAAGGTAGCGTATGCGAAACCTTCGGTATTTACTGAATTGGTGGTAGCGCTTGCGTTGTCGATGATTGCCGCAGGCGGTGTTACGTTTACGTACTTAACTGATTGCAGTGCGTTTGCCATTATTTAGGTCTCCTTAGATTATGCGTTTGTTGAAATGAGAGCCGCAACTGCGCCGCGTGTGCGGTTTGCCGCCGTAGCGTTATAGTTACCGTTATCGTGCACGATGAAATCGAAGCGCTCCGTGCCGAGAACTTGCGCGCTGCGTGTAAGGAAGTTGGTTTCCGATTGTGTGTTGGTTGCAATCTCCACGCCCTGACGATCGCAGAAGAGTGATGCTTGTGAGAGATCACCGAACAGCGCGAATACTTGGCTGTTTGCTTCGGTGCTAGGCATTGCATTTACGTACACAACAGGATAGCCCAAGAAGCGCTGAGGTACGCCGTTGGTAGCGTCAACAGCAGCGTTGCCGCCAAGAGCGTACATGAGGCGCTCCATTGTTGCAGCAGCAGCCGCGTCATGGATGAACCATGAGGGGTTGATACCGGGATAGCGAGCGATCTTGTTCTTCACGTCGACGAAGTTCTGCATGGTCACTTCGCTAAATGCATTACCAGCTGCAACAACGCCCGAACCCAAGTAGCCCTTGTGTGTGTCGTTTGTCCATGTTCCGCCGCCATCTTGCAATGTCTTTTGGAACGCATAGGTGAGGCCGATGATTCCGCCGTACTGCGATGTACCGTCTCCAACGAATGCGCACTGATCTTCCTTGATAGCCATTGCATACGCAAGTTCGCGTGTGATTTCGTCAGCGAGGTTTACAGATGCATCAGCGTCCAAGATCAGGGAGTACTTTGTCAGTGCGCCGAGGATCTTCGGTGTAAGTGTGATTGTCTGCCATTGAGCGTCTGTCGATGTCGGTGTGCCTGTCTCGGACAAGAAATACGCGGTGTTGCCCGATGCGCGCTTCCACTTGATCTTGCGATCAGATGTTGTGGATGTAACGTCGGCGTAGTTACGGATGATTCCGTACTCTTCTACCAAGCGAACAATCGCGGTCTCAACTTCGGGGATAACAAACAAGCCAGCGCCGCCTTCGACGTTGGAGCTGAGGGCTTTGAAGTCCACGCCGTTTGATTCACACCATTGCTTTGCTTCCCCTGAGTTGCCAAGTGCGGCTTGGAAGAAGCGGCCAGCCTTGTAAGCGGCTTCGTTATTTTCAAAAATGCGGCTCTTACGTGCCGGTGTTGCGTGTACTGTGTTCACGGTTTCGGTTTTGGTAGGTGAAGGGATAACAGGTACAGGTGTCTTTAGCGATGCAAGGCGTGCTTCGTTTGCCGCCTTGATTTCGATGCGCTTTTCGATGGCCTTTTTATCGCCTTCGAGCTTTTCGATTTGCTTTACCAGTTCATCGGCCTGATCGAGCTGAGCTTGTGTAGGTGCTTCAGCGTCCAAAATGACTTGCAACTGCGCAGCGAGTTCGCCAAGCATTGCAATGATTTCTTCCATTGTCATAGTCTTTGTTTGATTAGTTCATATTTCAGTTTCAGTTGGCGCGCCCGTAATTCGAGCTGCTTTTCTGTGGGTTGTGCGGATGCAAGCATATCCTCGAGATCGGCAAGTCCTGCCTTGACCGTTTCAATAAATGCATTCACACGGGTTACGTTCGCGGCGCTAAGTTTGCGCCCTTCCTTGACTCGCATCTCACTGCGTACCTTCGTTCTATCCAAGAACCGCTTGATGTCTGTGACCAGAGCATCCGCATCGGAGTCGAAGGACATTTGAGATTTCATCGATAGGATCGCCGTTGCCGGGTTCGCACCTACCAGCACCGGAGACCACTCCATTAGGTTTACATCTGTGAGTTCTCGGACACCGTCTTCCGCCATTTGGTCTGTATTGACGGTATAGCCGATGGAAAATTCATCAATAATTCCTTCGGCAATATCGCTGAATGCTTCCTTGCCGCGCTGAGTATTGAGATTGAACTTTCCCCTGATAAAAAGACCGCCGTAGCCTTTGATGGACTCAGGCAGGCGAGGGTCTCCACTCTTGAGCTCCACGGCCTCGAGAGTCTTGGCAACGGGTAATTCCCAGTTGTGCATCCATACTCCCTTAGGCATCTTGGTTTCAAGACTTTTGGTAAAAGCCCCTTGAATAACTCGCTCGTTGTAGGAATCGACGTTGTCGAAAACAGAGACGACCGCCTCAATAATACCTTCGGAGGCGGATTTGATGTGGGCTTTAAGCCCATGCTTGTATTCCATACGAAAAAGGCGCAACCGCCCAATAAGTTAGGTGATTGCGCCTTTTCGCAATGATGGATCAGCAGCATAGAACAGCGTGCAGAGGTTACTCGCTTTCCTACTACTGACGTAATTTATGTAGTGGCCTTATTCTGCGCAACTACTTTTTTTCGTTGTGCCAGTTTTTTTTCCACATGCTCAGACTTTAGGACACGCAGCGCCTCGATTAGGTTATCAGTACTCGCGCACAAGCGCACCGCCATATGCACCTGCGAGCGAAGTTTTGCTTCCTCTTCCCAGTTAAGCGCTTTATTTTCATTCGGTTGCATCATATTCGCCCCGCTCGTGTTGGTACAAGTACACACCTGCAATTGCATGAATCTTTGGCTTTGGCGTTCGGGTCGCCCGGATGGGAAACACGCGCACCGTTCAAATTCCAATAGCCCTCAGCATTCGGCGGTGTTCGGTTAATTGCCGAATGCGCTGATCTTACCTTGCCATCATTGCGCGAAGTCCACACCGGCACGATCTTCTTATTCGGGTCTTGGATCTGGGCGTTCCGTTTCTTCCACGTTTCGCGCTGTGTCTTGCCCGATACCGAAGTGGTGGTGGTGCGACCGATCAGGTCAGCCCGTGAGGTCTTGATTACATCGAATTGGTTTTTGATCACGCTCGATAGTTCATCGGCCGTCAGGTTGGCATTCGCCTCAATCGCCTTGCGCAGTTCGTCGCGGATCGTGCCGACCGATTCGGTGATTTGTGCCGTAGATAGATTGGTGGCTTCCTTAAGGGTTGCCTCAAAGTTCGTATTGCCGAACTCTTCTATCGTTGTGCCCGCCTGCTCTAAGCTGTCGCCTACTACGTTCGTGACCAGCGCGTTAAGGCTGCGCTTTGTGCCCTCTACAAACTTCTTTACCCATACGGAGAAATTGAATGGTTCGGCCTTAACCGACGCGCCGCCACGGGTCTTCACGGATGTCAGCACCGTGCGCTCAAGTTCGGCCGCTACTTTGGCGAAGTCCTTTGCAATGCGCTTTACGTACAGTTCGTTGCGGTCATCCTGCCGTTTCCATTCTACCATCTCGTATTGCTCAGAGTATTCTTTACCGAGGTAGTCATGAGTCACCTCACCTTCGAAAGACGGGAAAGCGTCCTCGTCGATTACCTCAGGGGGTTCATATGTCCCTTCGGGCTGTGGTGCTAGTGGCTCCGTTCCGAGCGGCGCCATCGGGTTTAGCTGATACGTGAACACATCGCCCTCAATGATTGGCGCTTGCCCTAAGAGCACGCGGGCTTCGTTCTGGGTTATGATGTTCGCTTGGAACTGCTGAATAGCCGACGCCTGCACAGATTCCATGCTCGGCTGCAAAGCTTCGACGTGCGACATGTCGAACTCAAGTTCAATATCGGGGTATTCTTTTGCAAATCCTTGCTCAAATGTTTCTTCCCATGCGTTCCAAATCGGTACGCGCGTCAAGGTGGTGAATTGCTTAAATGCTTCCTCCATGTTGGAATACGTGGAGTTCATAAGTCCCGCATACGTCATCGCCACAAGCGGATGCACGCGGAAGGCTTGGCAGATTGCCACCTCTGCGCGGCTGATGATGTTGTCCGCCTGCAATTCCTCGAGGTTAAACGATAGACGCTCATAGGTTGCGCCGCCTGACATCACAACGGTGCGGCCACGTTTAGCACCGCCGTAGTTGTCTCCGAACTGCTCACGGATTAGATCAATCTGCTGCGGACTCATTGCCGCCTCTGGTGGGAAGGATAATAGGCCACGCGGCATACCGTCGTTCTTCAGCGTCGAGTAGATGATCTTTTCCATTTCGCCGTAAATGTCCACACCGCGCGCCGCTGCCAAGATCGGACTCATGCCCTTGTGAGGCCTTAGCGGGTCGATGATGTGGCTGCGGAAATGGATCACATCGTCGGCAGGTATGATCTTCGTGACATTGTCCACTTTGTACTCGTAGTGGTCGATCCATTCGTACTGGCTCGGTATCGGGCTGATCTGCCCATCATGGTATGGATAGAGTCCGACCACGTTGCCTTGCGCGCCGCGCACTTTGATCACATAACAGTTTCCGCCTATGGATACATACGATGCAATGAACGATAAAAGCTGCGCGCCTGACATTGCCTTGTTTGGTTTCTGCAATAGTTTGGTCAGCGGATGCTTTTCTTGCTCCACGCCGTTCTGCATTACGTACAGCGGTGGCTCGGATAGCGTCATCGTGTACGCCGAGATACAGCCCTGCACTGCGGCGTTTTGGTACATGCCCTGCTTAACAAGCTCGGCAAATGATTGGTTCAGTTCAAACGTAGCCCCACCACCGATTTGATACGCCGAACGTGGCTGCGGTAGTGGTAGCTGTTTGGCTCTTGAGATTTCAAGCCCAAAGAGTTTCATATTTGGAATGCGAAAAAGTTTTGCGCGTGACCGGCAAATGAATAAGCGAGCGCGTCACACATATCGTCGTGCGCGCCGTTTGGAAATGTAAGTAGCTCATCCTCGAATTCCCGGATGAGGTGTTTTGAATGGAACACGTATCCATGTTCATACTTCCCTTCCACCGGTATGAAGCGCGTGACCTTGTCTTTCGTCGGATGCGCGCTCTTGATTGGCAGGGTCGTAGTTCTTATCAGCTCTTGAATCATTGCCGCCTGATATTGCACCGCCTCGATGGTGATGATGTGCGGGTTGTAGCGAGCTGCGAGGTTCTTAATGGTTTCGAGTGTGGCGTTAAATGAATCCTTAACTCTAACCACATCCACAACGAACAGCGAATCGTTGTGCTTTGCCGAAACCACGATAGCGGAGAAATCCGCGTCCGTCTTTTTGGAGATGGCAAGATCGACGCCGAATGCAATCGATGCGCCCTCAGGTGCTTCGCCGTACTTTATCCACTCACGTTTTAGGCGCGCGCCTGTGGTGGTCACAAGGTCAGCCATGATCTCTTGTTGAAATATGATGCTCGGCATGTCCTTGCGCATCATCTCGATTTCACCCGCATCGATGTAGGGGTTTGTGGAGGTTGGATAGTGGAACTGCCCCCAGCGGTCATCATCGTACTTGCACAGCTGATCGTTGAAATACGATCCCGAAAATGGAGTAGACGCGAACCATGCCGCGCCTTTGAAGTCTGCGAGCGTCGGACGGATGACATCGATCCATGCGCGTTCAAGGTTGCGAGAGTGGGCGGCCTCATCGATCAGCGCCAAAGCGTACCGGTTTCCACGTGCGCCGTCGTACCTGTGCAGTCCGTACCAATCCCATGGAGCGGCTGAGCCTTTGAACCGCATTTGAAACTTATCCTCATTAGCCGACTCAATAACCGGCTCAAAGAACTGCTTGGCCTCTTGCCAGCGTTTTTCAAAATCCGTATACGTCGGCGCATAGTACGATACGGGTTTTCCTGAGTAGATAGCTTCCGCCGCGAGCGCAAACATGAGGCGGGACTTTCCCCACCTTCGCCCGCAACGCAGTACGTTGAATCGATTTCGGCGTCCGATAACATCTCGCTGCGCATCATGTAGTGCTATCCGGATTCGCATTGGTGAACTCTAACGTGATTACTTCCTCGATCTCACTCTTGGTCTCAATTGGTGCGTATGTGCCGCATATTTTGAATATCTCCTGTAGCGCGCGGATATCGCCCTTCTTTGCGATCTCGTGCAGCATGGCCACGATGTCTTCAGTTGTGATAACCTTTTCAAGGCGTTCACGGATATCAACATACGGCTTGCGCCCATTGCCCTCACGCCTTGGGTCGTAGCCTTTGGCGAAGGGTTTAAGGTTGGCATGTCCTTTTTCAGATCCCACTTTTCGTCCGCATTATTTGAACTTAATGAATGTACGATTCAATGATCTCTTTGACCATATCGAGCGACCAAACGATATACGAGTCACCGCCTGCGTGTTTGATCTCTTGATTTACTCTGATCTGCATTGGTGTGGGCTTATGACGCTCGGAGCGTTTTACCTCGAGCGTCACAAATCGCCCATCGATGCAACAGATGATGTCAGGGATGCCGAGCTTTGAGGATACAATCGCCTTGTAATGAAAGATGTCTTTTGCGCGAAGGTACTGCAATATCTTAGCTTGAATATCTCTCTCAAGTGGCTGCGCTTTTTTAAGCAGTGCCTCGCGCTCGGATGCTTTCATTCCCGGTAATCTCTCATAAAGTGGCTAAGCGTGTAGTCTTCTTTGTTTTGCACCATGTCGAGGATTCGCTCCTCGATACCACCAACGGCGCATAGGTAATGCACCACCGCAGGTTTGGTTCGGTTCATCTTTTGCAGCCGTGCACGCGATTGGAGGTAGTGCATCGCCGAAAAGTTTATATTTAGGAAGATCAGCACGTCAGCGACCGACAGGTCAACACCTTGTGATCCGGATTGTATTTGGCTAATATACACAGACTTATGGTCGTTTGCAAATACTTTTGGATCGGAGGTGGTGTTATCGAGTACAAGTTCGAGCATATCACGTTCGGCAACGAACTGGTAAAAGACCGCGATCTTTTGCCCTTCGTAGTTGTCCCGTATGTACTTTGCCTTGGACGTGTCTAAAATCAGCCCTTTTCTATACACGTCGCCGCCCTCGTGCATACAATCTGCTATGCATGTGCCTGATGAAATCTGATGAACGCATGATCGAAAAGCCGACGCCGTATCACAGGCAATCTCGATTCCTTGAAACGATGTGATGCGGGAAAGCTTTAGTTCGCGGGTCATACGAGCCACTTCGGCGCCCATGACCACAGGAACGCGGGCTTCCGTTACCCTCGAAACCTCAAAGCCCGCATCGGATTGGGTAAATGAATGGAACAGGTGCTCGGTTTCTGCGAAGATTCGCTCTTTATTGGCCTGCGAGTAGTCTTTGACTACCACGCCTGAAAACCTGCGCTCTTTTACGGTCACGTAATCTTTCGCCCATGCGTAGAAGTTCGCGTACTTCGACCACGGCGAATGTGAAGATACCCATAACTGATGGTACAACTGCGAGTACGATTCGGGGCTTGGCGTGCCTGATAGGTAGATGATGGGCTTGCCATGCAGGCATTCTTTGAGTTGCCGTGTCTTCATTGCGGGTTTGGGAAACTGCCCAAGTCCGTGCGCTTCGTCCAAGATCACAAGGTCTGCTGCTTTGATCTCCGAGAGGTACTTTGGCACTTTTTCGTAATTGAAGACCAGCAAATCGAACTGTTCGGAAACTCCGAATAGTTCATAATCCGATTCTACCGAGGCGATGGCCTTCAGTTTGGTTATGAAAACGACTTTAGGTCGGGTAGGCTGGGTACCCTTGCCATTTTGGAGGGTACCCAGCCGGGCGGCCTCTAAGCTTATGAGCGTCTTGCCGACTCGCATTTCAGCGGCAAGATACGCAAGTCCATGATTTTTCAGCGTTTGCGCAAGCGCGGATGCAAGTTCTTGTTGGTATGGTCGTAGTTCCATGGTAGTATTTATTCGTGATTGGGTACCCTTGGGTACCCTGGGTACCCTATTTACCAACATTAGCGGGAATTGGAGCGGGTACCCATCAGACCCCCTTCCCTATATATATATATTATATATTTATAAGTTTAGAAACAGGGTACCCAAGGGTACCCTACCCTACCCGATTACCAGTCTCCAAAGTTTGAAGGCGTGAAAATGTCCTTCACGACCTCTTTGTACTTGAGTTCGTAGCCATATTTGCCCTTTTTCTTCGTTTGTACGAAACCTGCGTTGACCATCGCCGCCCCGATCTCTTGGATAAAGAGGTTTGTGGTGGATACTTTACCCTCAAAGTTGACAGATAGCCATGCCACGATGTCGGTAGCGGTTTGGAATAGCGGGTCCGATCCTTCATCAGGCTGCATGATGTAATGGCCGACCAATTCCTCAGCAAGTCCAACCTTGCGGTATTTGTTGTTAGAATCCGAAACGTCCGCGATTTCGTCCGCATCGAACCAGTAGCGGTAGCCGGAGAGAAAAAGATCCTTTGCCTGCGCCCATACGCGCTTCATTTCGATTCCGTGGTTGTGGTCGATCTCTAAGGCCTCGACTACCAAGAACCTTCTATTGCCCGTATCGTCGGTCAGGAATCGCGATTTGTTCACCGACCCTACAAAGGATGCCCACCTGCGCAAAACGTCCGCAAAACGATCGTATGGCCGCCTCACGGTGATTTCATCCGTGGTCATGTAACTCTTCAGCGACCCGATCTCGATACGCTGCATGGTCTCAAGTTCGTCGAGGTTCACAAGGAAGCGCTCCGCAAGTACGATCTGCATGTCTTTGTCATCGCGCTTGATTGGACCAACGTACCGGTATTCTGCCAGCTCTTCGGGGCAAAGCTTGTTTAGCCACGTAGTTTTCCCCACACCTTGCCCGCCCTTTAGCACAAGCGCCGTGTGATTGGCTTTGGTTGTCTCCATTTGCGCGACGTGCGCCACAAGCCACTTCGTCAGCCACATGTGGAATTTCTGCTGATTCTGCGCGGTGTCGGTAGTGATGGTACGCGCAAGCTGCGCAATGTAGTCAACATTGTCATGCTTTGGCAGGTTGTGATACCACCACAGGAACGGATTAAAGTCATCCGTAAAATCGGATTCTATGACCGTTTTCACGAAATCCTTTGAGGTTTTGATACGATTCTGCTTAGTGCGCAGCCAT